TATTGCAATACGGCGAGCTTCGGCAACAGTTATGCGTGAGAATATGGCGGCCGGAATCAACGGGCGTAAGACGATTAATCGCGAAACAATGGTTGAAGTACGTAAGATTATAGGTGACACTACGGATAAAATCGCTATTTCAGCAGGCGGCCGCCGATGGAAGCCGGAAACGTACGTCGATATGGTTACGCGGACCAAAATGGCGGAGGCGCATCGGGAATCGACCGCAAATGAAGCAGTACAGCGCGGAGTATTTTACGGAGTTATTTCGCGACATGGCGCAACGGACGCCTGCTCGCGGTGGGAAGGACGTATCGTGAAGCTTACGATGGAGGCTCCGGGGGATTATCCGTATATCGGCGATCTTCCGAGGCGGGAGATATTTCATCCCAACTGCCGACACGTAATTACCCCGATACGAAATCCGGAGAGTTTGTAGCAATAGCCGAAAGGCTGACCGAACGCATACGTCATTAAACTGCGCGGATACGATAGCCGACGGGCTTTAAACGGCTGGAGGTACACGAATGAGTAACGAAGATATGCAACGTAAATACATGCTTACACTCGATTTGCAGACGTTTTCCGAAGGCGATCCTGATCCGGAACCAACATCGCCCCTTACCGAACCAGAACCGAAACCACTTACGATGACGCAGGCGGAGTTTGACGCGAAGATTGCCGACCGGATCGCACGCGAGCGTAAAAAATACAGCGATTACGACGAGCTGAAATCGAAATTGTCCGAATTTGAGACGGCCGAAGCCGAGCGGCAGAAGGCGGCTATGACGGAGCAGGAACGTGTTCAGGCGGAACTCGCCGCAGCCAAGAAAGCGGCGGAAGAAGCCGAAGGGAAATCGGCGGCAGCGTTGAGGGCCGCTAATGACCGCGTAATCAAAGCGGATTTCAAGCTCGCGGCTGCTTCCGTTAATATCCGACCAGATGCGTTGGAAGATGCGTTTTTGTTGGCGAATAAGGCGGGGATCACGGTTGACGACGAAGGTAACGTTAAGGGCGTGAAAGAGGCGTTGGACGCGTTGGTGGCGGCTAAACCGTACCTTGTCGAAGTAGTTGCGCCGAACAAACCGAAGACGATCGGTGATCCGAATAATCCGGCGCAGGAACATCGGAAGACGTTGGAAGCCCAATTGGAAGACGCGAAGAAACGGAAGGATTTCGGGAAAGTCGTGGAATTATCGAATACAATCGCAAATTTGAAGTAGAGGTCGGCCAAATACGGTCGGCCTTTTCTTATACACAAAAACAGAAATCAAGGGGGAAATAACGAATGCCAGCTTTTACGTATGATTTTAAAGATCAAGTACGCGACCTTGCGGCAGGGATATCACTTATTTTAGAGGATGAGCCAACACTATTGGGGCTTATCGGGATGGATGGGCAGCCTCTTTTTCAGAAAAAATTCGAGTGGATGTCCGATAATCTCAATTCCAACCGTGCGAACGTGGTGGCTGCGGCGGGCGCTTCCGACACTACGCTTAACGTAGCGCCGGGCGACGGTGAGAAATTCCGTGTCAATTCCATTATCATAGCTGGCGAGGAGTACATGCAAGTCACTGCGGTTAATGTCGATGCAATTACGGTAGTTCGTGGTTACGATGATACAACCGCAGCGGCAATTGCAGGGGGCGCGGAACTTCGCATCGTATCCCGCCCACAAGTACAGGGAGCTATGCCAGGTACAGATGAATCTCACGATCGCCAGACTGAGTACAACTACACGCAGATCGGTGAGCGTTACGCATCTATTACTAACACTCAGATGGCGGTACTCACGCATAACGTTACTAACGAACTTGACTATCAAGTACAACTTCGCTTGAAGGAACTGGTACGTGAATTCAACGATTGGCTTATTTATGGGCGTCGTATCGAAGGTAAAAAGGCAATTCCGTCCATGACAGGAGGGCTGCTGTATTTTGCTGATAAAAACGCGTCCGCGAAAAAGAACTTGTCGGGCGGAGAAGTATCGGCCAAGGCGGTCAACGACCTGATGGAGGAAGTTTTCAAGCGCGGAGGGAACGTTAATACAATTTTAACGAACACGGCTGGTGCGCGTCAGATTTCGAAACTCGCAGGAGATACTATCCGTACGAAGCGAGAAGATTCCACAGTCGGACACCGTATTCAGACATTTGTTTCTGATATTGTAAGTGGTAATGAAGCAACTGTTATCGTTGATCCGAATTTCCCATCTAACAAAATTGCGCTGTTTGACCGCGATATCTTGTCCCTGTCCCCTCTGCGAGGCCGTGGTCTGTACGATGAAGACGCGTCTATTCCAGGTGCTGACTTCGTAGCCCGCCAGATCCGCGGCGAGTATGGGGTTACCGTTAAAAATGCGAAGGAAAAGATCGCGATCCTCGAAAATATCAGCACATCGGTATCTTAATCGGAAGACATACGAGGGCTTCGCAGCCCTCTCTTAATTTGATTTACGGAGGTGTAACGATTGGTAACGTATCAAGGACCGTCCCATTACGCGGTTGATATCGAGGGCAAGACGGTGCGGTTTAACTGGTTTGGCGAATACAGCACGGAGGATGCGGTAGAAATCGCGGTACTGGACGGACTCGCTCCGAAATGGATTACGCGGGTTAGCGAGATTAAGAACGTATCGCCTGACGAAAACCCGGAAGAGGTCGTAGAAATTCCGGAAGTACCGGAAGAACAATCAGAAATTGAACCGGAGGAAGCGGAGCCAAAGCTGGAAGCGAAATCGACATCCCGCCGTAAATCCTCCGGTAAATAAGGAGGTAACGGCTTATGGCGGTTAATATTACGGATGCAGATTCGTATATTGCGGAATGGTGTATCGACTCGGAGGATTGGTCGGATAGTGACGAAGCGAGAAAACAACGGATACTAAACGTCGCGTCACGTCACTTGACGACCAAATACTCGAAACTTACGATACCGGACGCCGCCGTGTACGAATTTGGTAACGAATTATCCATCGCATTTAACGATTCTAACCGGTTACAGCAGCAGGGCGTCGCGGCGTTTTCCCTGACCGGCGTCGCATCCATGACGTTTAAGGATTGGGCCAAATCCGGACTTGACGCGTGGATATCCGATACGGTCCTCGATTTGATTTCGGCGGAAAACGGTGGAATATCGCTGTCAAGGCGGGCAATCCGCTGGACCGTGATATAGGAGGTGACGGACAATGCCGATGGGAATTTCGCTGCGACAGCAAGTCACCGTATATCCTCCGGACTCGGACGACCCGAATAACCCGGTTCCCGGTTCCGCTCCATTTACGTTGAGATGCCGGTTTCAGGAAGGCACCGAAGTCGTTACGGACCAGCATGGCCGGGAAGTCGTATCATCCGCGCAGATTTTTCTCGATAAGTTCGCCGATGTGTCCGCGGCATCCGAGTACGAATACGTAGACGAAACGGGAGCAGCACGCAGGTACACGACAGTTACAACGGCGCGGAAACGGTGGCTTAATGGTAAAACGATACTAACGGTGGTGTACGTCAAATGAGCAATGGGATGAGTTTTGATACGAAGGGATTTACGGCAGGGGTTGCGTTAATGCAGCAGCGGGCGGTATCGGCGGCTAAGGACGGAATGCACGATTCAATGGACGATTTGTTACGGAGGTCGCGGGAATTGGCTCCGCTGGATAAAGGGATTCTCCGGATGACGGCATGGTCGGAAGTTACCGAGAAGGACGGCGTGGTAGAAGGCGCAGTCTATTACAGCGCGGTTGAAAAAGACGGGAATGGCCGATTTAACTACGCGCTCCGTACACATGAAATGGGCGAATATAAGAATCCGACCACGCCTGGCACGCAGCCGAAATACCTTGAGCGTCCGTATAAAGAAAACGTCGAGCGGTACCGTGACGAGATTGCCGCCGCGATCCGGAAGGAGTTGACGTAACGCGTGTTTACGATAGCGGAGTTAAAATCAAACGTGGAAGCCGCCGTACCGTACACGTACTATATCAACGAATTTCCGGCGACCGGCGCAGACAATTCGGCTTATGTACGGATCACTGGAGGGTTTGCTCCATCGCAATGGACGCCGCAACTCCGGCCTTCGTTTCAGGTCGTTGTACGTGCTAAGACTACGGTTCAGGCGGAGGCGACGGCACAGGCAATATGGGATACGTATCACCAACGGCGGGCGTTTACTATCGGCAGCCAACGTATTGTAGCGACGTTTGCCGATCAGCCTATTCCGTTATATCTCGGCGTGGACGACAATAGGCGGGCATTGTATAGCGTCAACTTTACGGCGCGATTACTCAACAATTAAATAAACGTAGCTATACGGTCAGCCTTCGGGTTGGCCGTTTTTGTGCTGCGGACAGATAACAAGGGGGAAATAACACATGGCGGTAAACGCGGATAAAATTCAGCTCGGCCCTTGCAAGGTAACATTCGATTTTGGTGGGACTAAGCCGGTTGTGTTTGCGCAGACGCAGGGCGGCGTTGTGCTGACTTACGAAGAGACGACGCGGGACGTACCGGTGGATCAACTAGGATCGACGCCAGCCGACGTAATTATCACAGGCCGCACGGCTTCGATCGCGGTCCCAATCGTAGAGCACGATTTGGAAAAGTTGGCGGCGATTATTCCGGGAGCAAAGTTGGTAGTTGACGGAACCGATCCGACCAAAAAGCGTGTCGACGTAAACGCATTGGTCATTCAGCGGTTGTTTCCTTACGCGAAGAAAGTCAAACTTGAGCCGCTTGATTACAATGCGACCGTCGAGAATACGGTGATTCTCCATAAGGCGGCTCCGCAAACTAATCTCAACTATACGTACAGCTACGATAATGAACTCGTAACAAATACGACATTCCGAGCATTTCCGGACGAGAACGGTTTGTTAATCTCCTTCGGTGATCCTGACGCGGAGGAGTAAGCGAATATTCAACGTAAACAGGCGGCTCTTAACGGGGCCGCTATTTTTGTATCCGAAAGGAGCTAAACACGAAAATGAACGTGATTTCACGATTATTTAATAAATCCGATGCCGACTCGGTAGTCATCGGAGACAAGACGGTCCCCATCCCGAAGCTAACTATCGCTAAATGGCGGCAGCTTTTTGACGTAGTGGAGGCGTTACCTCAAATTGCTATTACGATGCTGGCCGCGCGTGGTTCGGAGCAATTCACGGTTACCGTCGTGGCTGCGTTGCAGATGGCCGCCGACGAAGCAATCCGTATTGTATCGGTACTTACGGAACTTGACGCGGAATATATCGAGCAGCACGCGACGCTTAACGATGTCCTCGAATTCATTCGTTTGACGGCGGAAAAGAACGATTTGGAGTTGACGCTAAAAAACGTCAAAGCCGCTCTCGGCCGGTTCAAAGCGGGTCCGGTTCAGGGCGGCAATCCCGGCAATTAACGCTTGACGAATGGCTAATGGGCGCGGCGGTCCGGTTCGGCGTAAGTCAGATCGTACTCGAAACGGAGTTTTACATGATCGACCTGCCGGAATTGCTCCGGTACAAAGCGGCAGAGACGGCGGAACAGCGGCTGATGGCGTTACAAATCGGGTCAATGAGCCAGTGCACAGATAAAGACGCGTACGGGCGTTTTGTCGATCAATTACGGGCCGATTTAATGACCGGAGACGGAGCGGAGCCTGCCGAACAAGCGGACCGTCTTGACCGGAGTGCGCTCGAAAAGCTACGCGGCAAGCTCGGAAATCGGACGAAAGGAGGTACGTAATAGGTGTCAGCTACGGAAATAGGCGCGATTAAGGCGCGGCTCGAATTGGACGCGGCGAACTTTAGGGCGGGCATGGATCGTGCGAAACAGGATTTAACCGGCGTGGCAGAAAACGCGAAGCAGACGACGGCTGCGTTTAGGAAAATGTCGGAAACTCGGGATAACATCGATAGACTGGCGGCCACTCTCGATAACGTCAATGCTCGGGCAGATATTCAGCGGCGGAAGCTAGCGGAGCTACAACGGCAGTACAAGGAAACGTTTGACGACGGTGCCAAGGCGAAGATTAACGATAAGATCGTCAGTACGGAGGCGGCGTTGCTCTCGCTGACTAAGCAGTCCGACGCGACGGCTTCGAAAATCCACGAGTTGGAAGACAGTTTAAACTCGGCCGGAGACGGATTGGATAAGTTTGATGGCAAAGCTACGTCTGCCGTTACGAAACTTGGCGTAGCTTTTACGGCGTTAACGGCTGCATATGCGGCTGTAATTGCGAAGTCAGTCGAAGCGGCGGCCACTTTCGAACAGTCCATGGCGAAAGTCAAGGCGGTGTCCGGCGCGACGGCTTCGGAGTTTAAACGGCTGCAAGATCAGGCGTTAGAGCTTGGAGCTACGACAGTGTTTACGGCAGGTCAAGCCGCAGATGCTCAGGGATACCTCGCCATTGCTGGTTTTAAAACAAACGAAATCATCGCGGCAATGCCCGGTGTACTCAATCTAGCCGCTGCTGCGCAAATGGACCTCGGACGGACAGCGGATATCGCTTCGAATATTCTTACGGGATTTCAACTTAAAGCGGAAGAAACCGGCCGCGTAACAGATGTAATGGCGAAGGCTTTTACGTCGTCTAATACGAGCATGGAGCAATTGGGTAAAATGCATTGCCCGGTCGCGGGGAAACTTGCGGCATAAACCACTGGGTGAATTCGGTGAACCCTAAATTAATGCGTAGGAGTGAGGTTACTTGCCTAGAAGGAAGACTACGGCAGAGTTTGTTGAGGAGCTGCGTACTCTTACTAACGGCGAGTATGTAGTTTTCGGGGAGTATGTGAACAGTATTGTTAAATTGAAATTTCGACACAACAAATGTGGTAATGAATTTTGGACATCTCCACATACCTTACTTACGTGCTATACAAGGCACAAAGGCGGCTGTTTGAAATGCGGGTTAGAAAGGACCAAACTTGCCCGAAGGCGTTGTCCAGACGATTTCGAACGTCAATTCAAACATAATCTTGGAGAAGAGTATGAGTTGCTCGATCGTTACGTAAATAACAGAACTAAAGTTTCTGTACGGCATACCGTCTGCGGAAACATTTTCAGAGCCACACCAAACAACCTTTTTGATAAAGGTAGTAGGTGTGGTTTTTGTATGCGCAACTCTAAAGGAGAGTTCGCAATTAGGAGTTATTTAACGGATTGCGGCGTACATTTCTCTGAACAGTATCGTAACGATCTTTGTCGTAACGCCAATACCTTACCCTTTGATTTCGCTATCTTTACTCCAGGTGGAGAACTAGCTTTTTTAGTTGAATTTGACGGTGAACAGCATTTTGCAGCAAACGAGTTTTTCGGAGGAGATGCTGGTTTTGCTAGACGACAACTTAACGATTCAATAAAGACACGATTTTGTCTCGAAAGAGGCATTAGATTATTACGCATTCCTTACTGGGACATAGATAACATCCCCGATATCTTGTCCGCTGAACTACGTATTAACAAGGGAATACCGAGCCAAGCCTGTTGAGAAATCGCAGGAAGGTGTAACGACTAGGTGGAGTAACCTACGTCATTTTGATATGGTGAAACGCCCACGAGCGCCCGGCACCGTAACGTAAAGCCGACGGTGAAGAGATAGTCTGAGCTTACGGGAAACCGTAAGAAGCGGAGGATAAAGAGCCTTCGCGATAACAATCTGTATGCTATGAAATATGCCTCACCAATCGCAGCGTCCACCGGAGTCACTATCGAGCAGACAGCGGCAGCTATCGGACGGCTCTCTGACGCCGGTATTCAGGGCGAAATGGCCGGTACGCAGCTCCGCGCGATCCTCCTTCGTTTGATTAAACCAGTCGGCGAGGCGAAGGACGTCATGGATCAGCTCGGGATCAAAACGAAGGACGCGGCAGGAAACATACTGCCATTTACGGATATTATCCGGCAGCTCGAAGTTGCTCTCGGAGGATTAACGCAAGCTGCACAAACGGAGGCCGCGGCCCTTATCGCTGGGACGGAAGCCACTGCCGGATTGCTTACGTTGGTTAACGCGGGCGCGGATAACCTTAACGAATTTGCCGAGCAACTCCGTAATGCAGGCGGGACGGCGGAGCGGATTGCGGAAACGCAGATGGATACGTTTAATGGCGCGGTTACCGAAATGAAATCCGCGTTGGAGGCCGTAGGTATTACGATTGGTAACGACTTTATTCCGATACTTCGGCAGGCGGCGGAGGCAGTTACGCGGGCACTGCTCGGATTTAACGAGATGAGCGACGGGTCGCGTACGTTTATCATTGCGCTTCTCGGCGCTACTGTTGGACTTGGGGCGTTGTCTACAGCAGCCGCGGGAGCGGTAATCGCGTTTAAAGCACTAGCGGTAGCGGGAGTATCGGCGCAGGCAGCGTTAGGGTTCTTCGTCGCACTTCCGGCAGCTATCGGGCTGGTAACAGCCGCATTGATTTCGTATCAAGCTACGACCGCATCGGCAGCGGCAGCACAAGCGGAGTTTAACGCAGAATTAGCGAAAGCCCCGTTCGAGCGTACCGCCGACGATGTCAATACGTTGAAAGGTCGTATCGAAGAGCTGAACGGGTTACTCGAAAAGCAGGCGGACCTCGCTCGGAGGATCGAGGAGGCGCAGCCGGACGGGTTTTGGGCGAAGACTTGGCGAGTAATTGCTGGTAAATCCAGCGAGCTTAAAACGTTGGAAATCCAGTTGATGAAAGTCGAGCAGCAGCTAGGGAATACGTTTGACGTAAAGACTCCGGAGGAAGCGGCGGCGCGGATCGCGGAGCTTAACGGGCAGATTAACGAATCGATTCCGGCTCTACATGAGCTGTTACGGCAAGAGTTGGCGGAGGCTGCCGCTAAACAGGAACAGATTATACAGTCCGAAAAGTTACTAGATCGGTACCGAGAGTTATCGCAGCAAGCGTCACTTACGGCGGACGAAAAGGCCGAGCTTACTCGTACTATTCAGCAACTGTCTGACCACTATCCGGACCTTAATGCCAAGTTGGACGATAACGGACGTCTCATGATTATGAATGAGGGGTATGTTCGTAGTCTTATTAAAGCCGAAAAGGACTCCGTACAAGATACAGTGAACAGTGCTGAGTCACGCACCGAAGCTTGGCGTATTGAAACGGAGAAGAAGCTGGAATACGCGAAGAAGCAGCTTGAAGCCTTACAACGGGTAGCCAAGGCGCAGTCGTTTGATGTTAGCGTTAAGAATCCGTATGGACTTGATGGTGGCGGAGCTTTTGGACTTAGTGACGCCGTAAAGAAAATGCTCGAAGATGACCGGAAGCGTCTTGAGAGCGAAGTTGATACGTACACAAAAGAAATTAACGCATTTGATTTGGACTTGGCGAAAATCCAAAACGGGACTTGGAATGCGGGCGGATCGGGCGGCGGATTAGGTACGGGATCAGGAACGATCAGCACCGGTAAGGATAAAAAGCCCGGAAAAGGGAAAACCGGCGGGGGCAAAAAGGAGAAATCGGCTGAACAGCTTGCGCAGGAAGCGTACCGAGCCTCGTTACAGTACATCGAAAAGATGCGTTTACAGAACCGTATGTCCGAGGAGCAGGAACTCGCGAAACTGGACGAATTGGCGAAGAAGTACGAAAAGTTCGACGGTATCTGGATCGACGTGATAAAGCGCCGTAATCAGTTGTCCGACCAAATGGCAGCCGCAGACAAAAAGCGAGCAGACGACGAGAAGAAGCGGCAGGAGGATTCCGTCAGAACTGCGCAAAAGGCCGCCCGAGACAAATTCGATTCATCAGCGGAGTGGGTTGAGATGGAGACTCGTAAAATGATCGAAAAAGGTGAATCTGAGCGAACGATTGCGGAGGCTCAGTTGGCGGCTTGGACTCGCGTAAGAAATCGATATGCAGATGCTTACGACAAGTATCGGAAAGCTTCGACCGACGCTGAACGTGAGCAATACGCGGCACTCGCCGACTTTTACAAACGAGCAGACAAAGAGATGTTCAATGCGCGGATGAATCTCCGTAAACAGGACGAACAAGCCGCGAAAGCTGCCGCTCAAGCCGCTGAGAAATCTACGAAAGAACTTACGAAGTCTGTTACGGATGCAATCGATAAACAACGGAAGGCCGAGCTGGACGCGCTGGAGGCTCGGAAGCAGGCGACGAAGGACCATTACGACGAGATGCTCCGGATTATCGACGAATTCGAGCGGGGGCGCGACCGTAAGAAGATCGAGGACGAGGCGGAGAAGTACCGCTACGCTACGTCCGAGAAGGGCCGTAAACGTTACGAGGAACTCCAAGAGCAGCTCCGTAAGATGGATATCGAAGATAACAAGCGAGCGTTACAGCAGGAGCGGGACGATAAGCTTGCGGCTATGGATCGGCAAAAAGCGGACATCGACTCGTGGTACGCGGATTTAAAGTCGTCCATTGAGAACTTCAACGGGGACTTCATTTCGATTTATCGATTGACCGAGGACGAGCGGTTTAAATCGTTTGTCGATACCAACGCCAAGATTAAAGCGGAAATGGAGCGGTTTAAGGCTGAAATGGCTGCAATAAACGCCACAACAGGCCCGGCCGATCCGTTGTCACAGTCGACCATCTACCAGATGCAGGCGAACAGTAGCGCCTGGAAGACGGCAGACGCTGCGGGAAAGGCCCGGTTGGAAGCCGAGAATCAGCGACTTGGAGCGCAGATCGGGGCAACGTATAACAACAAGCAGGGCCGCTGGTACAAGGATGGCGTTCCTCTCTACCATACGGGAGGTATTGCGGGTGAGAAGCCGTTTGCTTCCGGAGAAAGATTAATGCCGGATGAGTTGACCGCGATACTCCGCCGGGGCGAGGTCACGCTGACACCGGAACAGATTACGCAGATTGTCGGCGGGAAGGCGGGGGCGGCTGCGGCAGGTAATACGGTGAATATCGGAACTCTCGTCGGTGTGCAAATGGATTCGCCGGTTATTGAAGACAACGTAGACATGAACGCTTATGGGCGCAACGGAGCCGATGCTGTAGCGGAGCTTCTCCGCAAGAGACTAACGGGAGGGGATGGCGGTTGAGAGGTTACGGATTTACGTATAAGGGCCGTCATAGCAGCACAATGGGCGTTAATCTGCTCAACTATACGCCGAACTCTCCGGAGCTTCGGGAGTATGAGGATGAGGTTGATGGCCTCCCCGGCGTAATTGACTACGGGACCGAGTACGGTAAGCGGGCTATTGACGTAACGATGGACCTTACCGTAAATGACGATCAATTTAAAGTACGACAAAGCCAAATATACCAATGGCTCAAGCCAACGCAGGCGGCCGGGATACTCGTTTTTGACGACGTTCCCGACCGCTTTTATTTTGCCAAATTGACGGGACTCCTTCGGCCGGAGCAGATCGGCCAGTACGGGACATTTACGTTCACGTTCAAGTGCACGGACCCGTTCGCATACGGCCCGGAGCGGATTGAGGAGTACGTAATCACCAAATCACCGGACATCAAACGGATAGTTTCGGATGGCACAGAGCCTACGCCGCCGGAAATCATCCTCGTTAATACCGGGACCACTACGGTTCCCAAAATCATTTTGACCAACGAATACCGACTCGAAGGAGGCTAAACGATGATTAGTAACTGGCTCGCCATACAATTGTTAAACGCAACGCTCCGAAATACGGCTTTTACCGCGCCAAGTACAGTTTTTATCGCACTCTATACGTCCAACCCTACGAAAGCGGACACCGGCACCGAAGTAACCGGGGGCGCATACGCAAGGCAGTCCGTAACCATGGCTGCTCCTGCGGTCATTGACGGGAGCCAAACGGTACGAAACAGCGCAGACGTAACCTGGCCCGTAGCTACGGCGAATTGGGGGACGGTGACGCATTTTGGAATACGGACGGCGGCGACCGGGGGCAACCTGCTGTACTTCGCGCCGCTCGAAAACCCCCGCAGCATCCTAAAGGATGACCGGTTTATCATCGGACAGAATAAGGCACTTGTACGATTCATACAGCCCTAATACGTAAGGAGGCGTGACACTTGAACTTAAAACCGATGTATGCAGCGGTACCACTCTCGCCAAGTACGGAGCTTACGGCTGCTATTAACGATACAGTAACGACCATTCCGCTGCTGACCGTGAACAATAAGATCATTCCCGACGCTCCGAATATCGTAACAATCGGTACGGACAGCAACGCAGAGACGATCTATTATACTGGCAAGTCCGGCAACAGTTTGACGGGAGTCACGCGGGGATTTGACGGGACAACAGCTAAGAGTTGGCCTGCTACGTCTAAGATTTCGAGATTCGCGGCGGCCCACGATTTGAACACACTCAAGGAAAACGTCGAAGCTCTCGGTGCTCATGCGACCGAATCCGCCACACTCCAAGCTCATCTCACACGCGGCGTCAACAAGATAGAGACGGACCAACCCAGTCTGTTCGACGGTACGGTATATGGGCGGACGTTGGTTAACTGGGAGCCGGAAGGAAACTTCGAAAAAGACAGCAATAACGATGGTGTTGCGGATGGCTGGATATCAACGTTTGGAAGTGGAGGGCCAGGAATACCGTCCAGGACAAAAGGAAAATTTGGTGATTGGGCACAGAAGCTTATTTTTTCCACATCATCTAACCCCCGGATATATAAGAATCTTAATCTTGATTCAAGCAAAAGGTATTTAGTTACAGCATGGATCAAAGCTAAAGGGAATTCGACTCGTTTCAGGGTAGGAAATGGGTCGCACACTGCTGATACAACATTTGCTAACCTCGCAGTATCGGCGGCAGAAGATTTTGTGTTTTATAATGTTTTACTTCCTGCGAACACACCGAAGATTAACATTACCTTAATGATGCAGGATGCAGGATCAGCAGAAACTGATGAGTTCACCATTGATGGCGTTTTTGTCATCGATATCGGCTCGTCAGAAGTGTCTGAAATTCCGCTGCTTAGTAAAAACGAGTTGGAAATGAGGTACGGAAACTACATCGACGGTATGCAATCCGTCCGGGGAGCGCTGATCGAGCATCCGGGGCGTAACCTTGTTCCCCCTGCCACAAATGTCATAACACAAGCATCATCATCAACTGTTATTGCTTTAGGCACAAACTTAATTGAGTTGACCACGACGGCAGCACATGCCAATGCTTTTATAGTAGTCCCAGTAATTCCAAATCAGCAATATGCTGTGTCTGTTAATTTGGAGGGTGGAACAGATTTTGCTATTTACACTGATTCAAACACTCCTTCCTCCATTGTTGGATACGGAACTACACCAAAGACTTTCAATAGTGGCAACAATAATGCTGTACGCTTTTATATCAGGAATATTGCTGCCAGCACTCGTAGGTTTTCGGATATGATGATCGTCCTTGGCGGATTGGAAAAGCTTCCGCCGTCATTTGTTCCGCGGGAAGACCAGCGGATTATCATTGATGAGGTGCTGCGTAGCCTGCCGAATGGTATAAGGGATCAGGTGGGTATCCTTGATCGAACAGTTACACGGTTTGTCAAAAGCATTCCGCTTGATGCATCTTATACTTGGGCATTTGATACCTCCTACACGGGTTACAAGCGGATTCGGGTAGCGAATGGGAATTTTGGCGGAGTAAATGACACACATATAGCAGCGCGATTTGACGGGAAACCCATCCCTTATACATCAGTGTGGGACAGCGCAGACCAGATAAGGTTAATCAACGATTACATCTATTTGACAGTGGATAACGCTGTGAGTGGATGGATTGACAGCATTAACCCTAGCGGTAATGCTGTGAAAGCACTGCTCAATGGCTGGAGAGCTTCAACTAATAACGGTTCAACATATACCGGGTGGGTGTCTATTCTTGACGGCAGCGCACCGCCAGTTGGTACCGGACCAGAAACATATGTAATTGCAAATAAGGCTCCGGGCTGGACGAGTTACGGTACGTTGCAATACCAGCTCGCCAAGCCAGTAACCGACCCTGCGCGGATTGAGGGTGCAATCAGCCTGT